GCGTCACCCCTGCCTGATTGGCTGCGCGACCTGGGCCGCAGTGCATCGCCTGTGACGGTGACGGGCCCGGCCTTGCGCCTGGCCGACCCGGACCTGATCGAAGACCTGCGCGGCGCTCTGGCGGCGCTGTCGGCTGACGATTACCACCAGTGGGTGAACTTTGGGCTGGCGCTGTGCGAGCTGGGGCAGGCCGGGTTTTACCTCTGGGACGCCTGGGGCCAGACATCGGACAAATACAACGCGGCGCTGGCCACGGCCAAGTGGCGCAGCTTCAAGCCGGGCCGGTTCCAGATTGAAAGCATCTTCTTTGCAGCGCAGCAAGCCGGGTGGGCAAACACGGGCGCGGGGCCCAATGCGCTGCCGGTTATCCAGAGCATGGCGACGGTGGAGACGCTGGGCGCGCGCGTGGCTGAGTTTGAGCAGGCGTCGGTGGCTGCCGATGTGTGCCCGCCTGAGCTGCTGGCGCTGCCGGGGCCGATGGGCGAATGCATGGCGTGGATGGTTCGCACGGCAATGCGCCAGCAACCCATGCTTGCACTGGCGGCGACGATCAGTTTGTTTTCAACCGTGTTGGCAACCAAGGTGGCGTCCCCAACCCGGCTTCGCACCAATCTGTATTTAATCGCTGTGGCAGGCACTACGGCGGGCAAGGACCACGGGCGCAAGTGCATATCCAAGGCGCTGCAATCGGCGCGTCTTGATAGTTGGCTGGGCGGCGACGAGATTGCTTCGGGTGCTGGTTTGCTGACCCGTGTGGCGGTTTGCCCCAAGACGCTTTTTCAGTTGGATGAGTTTGGCCTGATGTTGCAAGCGATGAAAAGCAAGGCGGCAGGCAACCACCAGGCCGCCGTGGTTCGTCACTTGATGCAGCTCTACAGCAGCACCGACAGCGTGTTGCGCGGGGCCGAGTACGGAAACCAAAAAGAAAAGCCGCGCGTTGACATTGAGTACCCGTGCGTGAACCTTCACGCGACCAGCACGCCCGACCAGTTCTTTGAAGCGCTGGGCAGCGGCGACGTGACCAGCGGTGCGCTCAACAGGATGTTGGTCATGGTGGCGCCCGAGCGATCGGTTCCCCGGCAAGACCCGGAACCCGAAGATGTACCGGCGGCCATGGTGGCGTGGATGCAGGCTGTACAGGCGCTGCAAAGCGGTATGTCGGGACTGACGCCTGCATCCCCTCTCATCATGCGCTACGAGCCTGCGGCCAAAGAGTTGTTGGCCGGGTTTTCGAACTGGCTGGACAAGCTGGTGGACGACAACTTGTCGCATCCCCAGGTCGGCGCTATATGGGGCCGGGCTTACGAAATGGCGGTGAAGCTCGCCATGGTCCACCAGATGGCAAGCCACACCGATCTGGGCCGGCTGGACGCGGCCGCCAAGGCAAACGCCTTGCAGATTTCCGGGCCTTCCATGGTTTGGGGCATCCATTTTGTGCGGCACTTTGTGGGCGCGATGCAGCGCGAAGTGGAGAGCCGGATGGGCGACAGCGAGTTCGACATCTTGGTTCAGCGTGTGGCGCGCGAGATTCGGTTAGCCGGGCCGCTGGGTCTTACCGCTCACGGCCTGTCTCGCAAGTGCGCTACCTACAAAGCCAAGGAGCCACGGATGCAGGACATGGTTCATGTGGCGCTGGTTCGGCGGCATGACGCGGTGCAAGTCAATTTCCCGCCTGTTGGTGTGCGCGGCAAACACAGGCTGGCCTGGGTGGCTTCTGAGTTCGCCAACGAGGAACAGCTTGACGCCAGCACAGCCGACCAAACGCATAAAAGTCAATAAAAGCAAGCATTTGGGTGCCCCAAGGGCTCCTTGGGTAAGGGCCTTACGTGAAACACGCTAATAAACGCAACAAAAACAAGCATTTGATAGGTGCCTTGGGGTAAGCGTGTTTTTTAGTTATGTGTATATATATATTATTGTTTTTATTTACTTTATATAAGAATACTCAATGAAATCAAGGACTTACGACCGTGGATAAACGCAATTTGATGATGCTGATGATTGGTTCTTTTGTTTTTGACAAAAACCCATGCTGACCGTCACGCTCCCCTGGCCGCCCAAGGCCCTATCGCCCAATGCGCGGCTGCACTGGGCGGCCAAGGCCAGCGCTGCAAAGGCCTACAGGGGCGCTTGCAGGCGTTTGGCTGGCGAGGTGGGGCCTTGGGTGCCACCACCCGGAAAAATCGCGCTGTGGCTCGAATTCGTGCCGCCCAACCGCAACTCACGGGACGACGACAACCTGGTGGCCAGTTTCAAGGCCGGGCGCGATGGCCTGGCCGATGCGCTGGGCGTGGATGACAAGCGGTTTGTGAGCCGTCACACCGTATCGAGTGAGATCGGCGGTTTTGTGCGAGTGACTTTGACGGAGGAGTTTTGACCGAGCGCAAAGACCAACCCGCGCAACTCAAGCGCCGCATTGCGCAGCTAGAAGGCCAGCTCGCAGCCGAACAGGAGCGCTCAGAAAAAGCATGGTCGGGCTACCGCGCTGCGCTGTACGAGATGGTCGAAATCAAGTTGCGCCTGGAGGCGGTGGTGCGCGCTGTGAATGGGGAGGCGGTATGAGCGGCGAACTCATGGAGCGGGCATGGGGCGCAGACACCCGCCGACAGATCACCGCAATGGGCCAGTGGCCCGCAAATCTTGAACAACTCGGAGACGAAAAATGAGCGACAAAAAACTGGTCGAAAGACTTCTCGCGCGCGGCACTGACGATGCAGGGTGCTTGGTTTGGCAGGGGTGCAGCTGCAACGGCCACCCCGCATACCGAATTGGCGGGCGCATCCAGCTTGTGCGGCGGACGCTGTTTACTGAGTTGGTCGGACCGCTGGACGGCCGGATTGTTCGCATGACGTGCGGAACAAAAGGCTGCATCACGCCAAAGCACATCGAGGCAATTTCCCGTACCGCGTTCGCTCACGAAATGGGTGCGCTGGGCAAGATGAGTGGCCCGGTGCGTAGCGCCAGCATTCAGCGCGCGCACCGCGCCAGGCCCGAGGCAAAGCTGACGCAAGCCGGGGTGGATCGCATTCGGCTGGGCACAGAGACGGCGACCGCGCTGGCGAAGGCGCTGGGTGTTGGCGCCGGACACATTCGCAAGGTCATGGCGGGCACGGTGCATCGGGACTATGCGGCATCACCTTGGTCTGGGCTGGGAGCGCGCGCATGATTCGGGAGGTGGTTGACTTTCACCACGTGCCCGAGCGCCAGGCAGCGACCCATGAGCGGCTTGAGTGCTGGGCGCGCTGGGTGAGCGTGAGGCATAACGGATGGCAGACACACCCAATGTGGCGCAACAGCAAGACCAGCCGTCAGTGGGACGCCGTGCCGCACATCCCGGTGGCGCTGGATACCTTGGACGCTCTGGCCATCGAGCGCACAGTAAGCAAGCTTCCCGATCGGCACAGGGACGCGCTCAGGTGGTACTACGTCAAGCCAGGCGATGTGCTGGGCATGTGCAGGCGCATGGGGCTGAGCAAGGACGGGCTGGCGCTGCTGGTGTGCGATGCGCGGGCGATGGTTGGGAATGTGTTGCGGTGATGAAAAAACCGCTTGACATTCGTGAAAAGTCACTACAATAGCCGCATTGTCAGCAGCGGCACAGGACAAACCCGGTTTGCGCCGGGTAAGCCGACACCGCTGATAAGCAACACCCAAACCCGCAAGGTTCACGCTCTGCGGGTTTTGTCGTTTCTGGCGACGGATGGCAGCAATGAGCTGTCAGCAGTTGGGCATGGCGACCCCTTAGCGCATCAATCAAGCCTAGAACCACTCTCTCGTTTCTGCGGGCCTGCGCACCACCTACACCGGACACAGTTCCTCTAGGCGCAGCGCCCGCACCCATCCCCCGACAGTCCCGGCAACCGCCGCCGGTTGCGCACCGGGCAATGTGCGCAGTGAACTCCGCGTCTAGCTGCTGCCGTCAGGCGAGGTGCAGCGAAGGGCACGCGCTCAGGCCCGCAGGCTAAGACCTTATGAGCGTGACGATATGACAACAGTAGGCACATCAGATCAAGCCAAGGCAATCATCGCGCTAGGCAAGCAACTGCTGAAAGAGCGCAGTTCATCGAAGGTAAGGGTGACGCTTGCTAAAGCAATCGCAGAGTGCGCCGAAGCCATAGTTTTGCATGAAGCGGAAGTCAGGATCGGCTACTGCCCACCAAGGCCGATCGCGTGAAGATTCCCAGCTGGCGCACCGACAAGCGCAAGACCGCAGAACGCGGTTATGGCGGGCGGTGGCAGCGAGAGCGCGAGGTGTGGCTCATGGAGCACCCGCTTTGCGTGATGCATGCGGAGCTTGGCCATGTGGTGGCCGGGAATGTGGTGGACCACAAGGTGCCGCACCGTGGCGACAGTGAGCTGTTCTGGGATCGCAAGAACTGGCAGACGCTGTGCAAGCCGTGTCACGACTCGCACAAGCAGCGGCTGGAGAAGGGCGGGGTGATCGTCGGGTGCAACCTGGCCGGCATCCCGATCGACCCCGGGCACCACTGGAACCGCCCTCGGGATGGGGCCGAAGCGGGGGAGGGGGGCGGGTGAAAAGTCCACCCCTTTCATCCCCTAGACCGACTAGATTCCTTTCTTTTTTTGCTAAGTCCAAATATTTTGTTTTGATGCATGCCCGAAGGCGGTGTGCGACACAGGAAGCCCATGCCCAAGAGAACTGCGAAGCGAAACCGGTCTGACTCGGTGACAGCCGCCGTGACCGCGATGCAGTCCGCAGCCCTCGGGCCGCTCGCGCCACCGGCGCATGTTGCGCTGCGCCCGGGCGATGCACCGTTCTGGAAAGCGATCATGGAAGCCCGCGCGCGAGACACCTGGACTGACGCCGACCTGGCCACCGCCGCCACACTGGCTCGAACGCAGGCCGACATTGAGCGGGTGCAGGCGCAAGCCGACTCGGAGGGCTTCACGATTACGAATTCCAAGGGCGCTGTGACTGTGAACCCCACGCACAAGGTGCTGGAAACCATGTCGCGCCGCGCGGTGGCGCTATCCCGCGCACTGCATGTGCACGCCGAGGCCACCGTCGGGCGCAGCCGAGACGCTGCCAACGCCTTGCAGAACGAGCGCCAGGCGCAGCTGCCCCTGGGCGAAGTTGACGACTTGATCCCGCGCTTGCGCCTGGTGTCCTGAGCCCGTGACACAAGCGCCCGCCACCCGTTCCGAGCGCGCGATCCGATTCATCGAGCTGCACCTTCGCGTGCCAGAAGGCGCCCACGTTGGCAAGCCACTGGTGCTGGAAGATTTTCAGAAGCGGTTTATCCGAGAGGTGTACGACAACCCGGCCGGCACCCGCCGCGCGATCCTGAGCATGGCCAGGAAGAACGGCAAGACCGCGCTGATCGCAGCCCTGCTGCTGGTTCACCTGATCGGCCCCGAAGCGCGGCAGAACAGCCAGCTGGTGTCAGGCGCCATGAGCCGCGAGCAGGCATCTCTGGTGTTTTCCTTGGCTTGCAAAATGGTGCAGCTCTCTCCCAAGCTGGCCCCGCTGGTGCGCATCGTGCCCAGCGGTAGGCGCTTGATCGGCCTGCCGATGAACGTGGAATACAAGGCCAGTGCAGCCGACGCGAAGACCGCCATGGGCGCCTCGCCGGTGCTGATCATTGGCGACGAATGGGGTCAAGTAAGAGGCCCGCAAAGTGACTACATCGACAGCTTGCTGACTGCGCAAGGCGCCCACGCCGACCCGCTGCAGATCATCCTGTCGACCCAGGCCGCCAGCGATGCCGACTGGCTGAGCGTGCAGATTGACGACGCTCAGCGCAGCGGCGACCCGAAGATTGTTTGCCACCTGTATGCCGCGCCAGAAGGCGCTCAGCTGCTGGATGAGTCCGCATGGAAAGCAGCCAACCCAGCGCTGGGCACCTTCCGTTCCGAGGCCGATTTGCGCGAGCAGATGACCCAGGCGCAGCGCATGCCGTCGGCTGAAAACTCGGCCCGCAACCTGCTACTGAACCAGCGCGTGAGCACCGAGAGCCCGTTTGTTTCGCCTGACGTTTGGCGGTCTTGTGGCGGTGAAGTACTCCCGTTTGATGGCCCGGTGTTTGTGGGCCTGGATCTGAGTGCCCGCATCGACCTGACCGCCGCGGTGATCATCGGCCAGGTGGGCAATGTGTGGCAGATTCGGCCGTATTTTTGGACGCCATCGCAAGGCCTGGTAGAGCGCGCCCGGCGCGACCGCGCACCGTATGACGTGTGGCACCGAGAGGGCCAACTGCGCACCACGCCCGGTGCATCGGTCGACTACGCCTTTGTGGCCACCGAGCTCGCCGAGCTGCTGGCCGATCTGGATGTTCGGGCCGTGGCGTTTGACCGCTGGCGCATGGATGTCTTCAAGAAAGAGCTCGACGCCATCGGCTGCGATCTTCCGCTGGTGCCGTTCGGGCAGGGCTTCAAAGACATGAGCCCGGCGCTGGATGCGCTGGAGGCGGAGCTGCTGAACAAGCGAATTGCCCACGGCGGGCACCCGGTGTTGACCATGTGCGCCGCCAACTCGACCATCACCAAAGACCCAGCCGGCGGCCGCAAGCTCGACAAGAGCCGCAGCACCGGCCGCATTGACGGCATGCAAGCCCTGGCCATGGCCATGGGGGTTGCGCAAAGCCAAGACGAAACCGTGAACCTCGACGAATTCATCTTCAACCCCATATCAGCGTAGGCACATGGCATTTTTCAACTCTTGGACCCGCTGGTTGCGCGGTGGCGGCGCCATCGCTGAAACCACTGGCGAACAAGTGCCGGTGCCCAGCGCCAACTTGGTGCCTGATACGCCCAGCATCGGCGTCGATTCGGCGCTGCAGATCAGTGCCATCTGGGCGTGCGTCGAATTGCGCGCCAGCATCATTGCCAGCCTGCCGTTCTTCGCCTACGAAACCATTGCTGGCCAGAAGACACTGGCCCGCAACTCGCGGCTGTATTCCCTGCTGCACGAATCGCCCAACACCCGAATGACCCCGCTGGAATTCTGGCGCGCCATGATCATGAACCACGATCTGCGCGGCAACGCCTACGCCCGGCTGGACCGCGCACCAGATGGCGAGGTGATGGCCATGTGGCCGATGGCCGCCGACCAGGTGACCGTGTTCGTGTTGCCTGATGGGGACATGGCCTACGAGTACCGCATTGGCAACGACGTAGCCATCATCGCCGCCCAGAACTGTCTGCACCTCAAGAACCTCGGCAACGGCACCACCGGCCTGTCCAAGCTCGAATTCATGCGCACCACCACCCATGAGGTGGCCAATTCCCAAAGCGCAGCCAGCAAGCTGTTTTCAAACGGCGGCAAACCCACCGGCGTACTCATGGTCGACGGCCTGCTGAAAGCCGATCAGCGCGAAGCCATTCGCAAGAACTTCGAGGGGCTGAACTCTGGCTCAACCTCGCGCCTGTACGTGTTGGAAGCCAACATGAAGTACCAGCAGATCAGCATCACGCCCGAAGACCTGCAGCTGTTGGATCAGCGCAAGCTGGGGGTAGAAGAGTGC